GGGGGGGGGGGGGGGGGGGAGGTGCATTTGATGCACTCGTCACAGATCCGCCGTACAACGTCAATTACAGCGGCGGAACGGAACGACAACTATCGATCGTAAACGACAATCTCGAAGACACGGCATTTCTTGCGTTCTTGACAACGTGTTTCAAGAACTTTGCGAAACACCTAAAAGACGGCGGAGCCTTCTATGTGTGGTACGCAAGCCGAGAAGTCGTCAACTTCGAAAAAGCACTTGCAAATGCCGGGTTGCTCGTAAAACAGCAATTGATATGGGTTAAAAACACCTTCACGCTCGGACGGCAAGATTACCAATGGCAACACGAACCATGCCTGTATGGCTGGAAAGACGGCGCCGCGCATTATTTCACTGATGCCCGAACCAAGAGTACAGTGCAAGAAGAAGACCGTCCCGAGAATATCAAAAAACTGAAAAAGGACGAACTAATCAGGTTCTGCGAGCAGCTGCTTGCCGAACAGAACAATGTATCTACAACGATTTGCAGGGAAGACAAGCCTGCTCGAAGTGAGCTACATCCGACGATGAAACCAGTCCGCCTTATGGCTCGGCTGATTGCGAATAGCACAAAAGAGGGCGACGTCGTTTTTGACGGGTTCGGTGGTTCAGGCAGCACGCTCATTGCTTGCGAGCAGTTGAACCGAGTCTGCAAAATCATAGAGTACGATCCCGAATATGCATCGGTCATAGTTGACCGTTGGGAAAAAATGACCGGGGAAAAGGCAGTCAAACTCGAAGATGGAAAGGTCAGAAAAAAAGACAAAATTCTATAACAGCAAAGCGTGGCGAAAACTTGCGCACTGTTACGCCGAAAGCAAGGCATGGTGTTGCGAGAACTGCCACAACGCAAATATAGATTACACACAACCGCTCTATAAGCAACTGCACTGTCACCACAAAATCGAGTTGACAGATGAGAATATAGACAATCCCGAAATATCGTTGAACGAGAACAATCTCATCCTTCTGTGCCGTGCTTGTCACAACGCAGCGCACGGCGAAGACGGCGGAACGGTTATCCGAGAAGATCTGTTTTTTGACGAGAACGGGATGCCGCGGAAGAAGGAATGAGGAATGGGCAAAGGAAGAAAAGCAATCCCTGCGAGCAACAAGGATAAAAGCACATATAAAAACGTTGGCGACATCGAGCGACAAAAAGACCTCGAGCCAAAAGGATATTCAAATTCTTTGCCAGCACCAAAGGATTTGCCTGACGGTGCAAGAAAAGAATGGAAACGAATTGTGCGCCTTCTCAAACAAGGGGACAGCGATCTGATTAACAACCTCGATCTGTACCTTTTGAAAATGTACTGCGTCGAAGTTGATATTTACAATAAACTTCTCGAACAGTGGACTGCCGAAAATCACGCGCTGTTCAAAGACGACGTCACCGATACACAACGTGCAAATTACTCTATCTCGGGCATTCAGACGTCGGCAAGCGTTGGAAAAACGACGAAGAAACAAATAAATCCCTTGCTCAACGAGCTGCAAAAACATTCAAACACAATAAGAGTCTATGCCGAACAACTCGGACTAACGCCGGTAGGTCGCGCAGGCTGGACGGTGCGCAATGCGAAAAAAGAAAGCAGCGAAGTAGACGACTTTATGGGGGATGAATGACATACATCGAAGAATATCTCGACGCTGCTCATTCCGGCAGAGTTGACGTTCCCAAATACGTCATTAAGCAGTACGAGATGTTGCTACCGATTATAAAAGGTCAGGATACGAGATGGATGTACGATCCTGCGAAGGCGCACAAACCGATTGAATTTGCTGAAAAATTTTGCAAGCAATCAAAGGACGAGTGGCTCGGGAAACCGGTTAGATATCTATTGTGGCAAAAGGCAGCGTTCGAGGCAATATACGGCATCGTCGAACGTGGGAGCGGCTATAAAAAGCACCAGAAGGTGTTTATAGAAGTTGCAAAGAAAAACGGCAAGACAACCATGTTCGCGCCGGTGGCTCTTTACGAAACGGCAAAGAAAGGAAATGAAGTGTATTCAGCCGCGAACGGACTGCAACAAAGTCGCATTATTTGGACAGAAGCAGCGAATATGCTCGACCAAAGCCCGGCGTTGCGCAAGGCTTTGAAAAAGCGACAGTTCGCAATCAAGAATATTAGACCGCAAGGATATAGCGTTTTTATGCCGCTTGCAAACCAGCCGGACGTTCTCGATGGCAAACTGCCAAAGGTTGTATTCCTTGACGAGGTTCACGAACTGGATCAAACGCTCTACGACATACTGTACAACGGACAAATCGCCTGTGCAGATCCGTTATTCATAATGGCATCAACAAACGGCTATAAGCGTGGCGGATTGTTCGATACAGAACGTGAAAACAGTGTTCAAATTCTCGACGGTGCAATAAAAGACGAGCGCAAATTCTCGCTCTTGTACGAATTGGACGATCCAAAGGACTGGATGAACGAGGCACACTGGGGGCAGGCAAATCCGAGCTTGGGCTATACGTTCCAAATCGAAAAATTGAGAGAGATCGTTCAAACGGCACTCGCAAAACCAAACGATTTGAATGCGGTAAAAGTAAAACACTTCAATCTCGGTGGCGTTTCCGAAAGGGCATACTTCGAGTTCGATACGATAAACAATGAAAGAAAATTCGATATTGAACGCTTTGAGGGACACGACGCAATCGGCGCGTTTGACCTTTCTCTCACAAACGACCTTACAGCATTCGCTACGTTGTTTTGGGACGAAGAAAACAAAGAGTTCTGCGTGGCGGTTATGTTTTGGATCTCGCAAGATTTCTACGAAACCGCAATCAAAGATCCGAGAATGGGTAACGTGTGGCGTATGTGGGTGGAACAAGGCTATATCAGAATAGCCGGAATTAACAGCATAGACCACACGGCAATAGTGGACTATGCGACCGAAATGGTGGAAAAGCACAACATTTTTTATCGCTGGATCTACTACGATCCGTACTCTGCAAGATACCTTGTGACCGCAATGCACAATCAAGGTTTCAGAGAAGACAAGTGCCTTATTCGTTGTTATCAGGGCAGTAAAACGTTGTCGGTTCCATTCCAACGCGTCGAGGCAGAGCTTAAAGCAAAGAAAATCAACTATAACAACAACCCTGTTGTGAAGTGGTGTATGACGAACGTGGCAATCAAAGAAGATCCGCGCAACAAAAACCCTTTGCCTGAAAAAGCAGGAAAGAACAACACAAGGAAAATAGATGGTTTCGCGGTCATTCTCGATGCATTCGTCGGCGTATGCGACCACGAACTGGAATTCATAGGTGAAGAATGAGATTTTTAGGACTCGAGATAAAACGCGCGCAGAAACGCGGAAAATTGCCGAAACTCGAAGAAAAGAGCGAGAACAAGACGCTGGCACTTCAATTCGGCACATATGCCGGGCTTGCACCAGCTTTTGCCGCGCTCCCCGGGTTTACCGAGAGCGATAAGTACATGTCGGCACTTCGAACAAACGCAACGTATTGCAGCAAAGCCGTATTTTCATCAGTAAGAATAAAAGACGGCGGCGCACAAATTCACGACTGGAAAGCGCTCGATTACTTACTTCAAGTGCGACCGAACAAACTGATGAACGCCGCGACCTTTTGGGAACGCGTCGCGTACTACTACTATCACTACAATAATGCATTCATTTACAAAGAGTGTCTGCCAAACGGCGAAATCCGAGCGTTGTGGACGATAGATCCATCCGAGTGCGAGTTTGTAAAACTCAAAGAAACGGGCGAGCTGATAATGAGATTTGCCATCAACGGACAACAAGTGGTGTATCCCTACGAGTGCATAATTCACGTCGCAAACACAGTTGTTGACAACGCAATCTTCGGAATGTCAAACAAACCATTGCGCCGCATTCTCAACCTCATAAACACCAACTATCAAGGAATTGATAATTCGATAACGACGAGCGCATATATTCGGTTTTTGATGAAAATGAACTCAAAGACGAGCGACGACGCATTGAAAGAGAAGGCACAAAAGATTACCGAATCATATCTCGATCCATTAAAGAAAGTCGGTGTAATCGCTGCCGACTCATCGTACGAGCTCACCGAGCTGAAGGGCGGCGAGCAAAAGACAGCAAACGCGGTTGTTATGCAACAACTTGACGACGCTGTTTGCAAATACATGGGATGTCCGCAGGAAGTAATGGCAGGCACAGCCGACGAGAACGTAATGACTGCTTACTACGAACGAACGATTGATCCATTCCTCGATCGGGTATCGCAAGAGTTAACTGAAAAGATATTCACACCAACAGAACGAGCATTCGGGAACAAGATTGTTTATTCCGACAGAAAATTGCAATACCTGCCAATGTCCACAAGACTTGCGATGTTCGACAAGGTTCGAGAACTCGGAATCGTAACGTACGGCACACTCGGTGATTTGCTCGGATTGCCAGTACCCGAAGACTTGCGCACACAAACCTGCAAGTCACAAAACTACGCCGGTAATGAACAAAAAGTAAAACCATCTTCGAGTAACGAGGATGAAACAGACGGAGGAAATAACAAAACAGAGGTAGCAGAAGATGAAACAAAATAGCATCGAACCACAAATGCGAGATAGGTATCGCGATTATCGCAGATTGATGGACGTCCGCGCCGAAGAAATACCGGACAGCGGCGACCTCGTCCTTACAGGAACCCCGATTATTTTTGACAAAGAATATCTTTTGTTTGAATACAACGGAATTCAAGTCTATGAAATCATCAGGCGCGGCGCCTTCGACCACACGGATTATAGGGATGTCCCCTTGAAGTACAATCACGGCGACGCAAAAGGAACGCCGGCGCGAACCACTGCACGCACAGAACGCGGACGTCTAACCATAAGCGTGCTTGACGATAGGGTGGACGTGAGAATGAATCTTCTTCCGACAACGGGCGGAAAAGACCTGTACGAAGAAGTCAAAGCAGGCACCGTCCCACAGATGAGCTGGGCGTTCATTCAAGAAGACAACACCGAAGAACGCGTCGAGCAGGGGAACAAGATAACGTTTATCGTAAACGCGGTTAAACGCGTATTCGATATAAGCGCCGTGGACTTCGGCGCGAACAGTGAAACAACCATATACGCAAGACGGCGCCTTGATCTGGACGAGAGAATGGCACTGCTGGACGAGCAGGACGTCGCCAACAAACGAAAAATCATCGAAATTTTATCTTATTAAGGAGAAAAACAATGAAAAAATTAAGCGAAATTATAGCACGTCGTCAAGAAATCACGGCACAGCTTGAACTCAACAAGCGCAAAGCTATGGAAAAGGACATCGACAGCGCAACACTCGATAAACTTCTCGAAGAAACAAGAAGTTTGAACGCAGAATACAGCGCGTTGAAAATGGAAGAAATCGAACTTCGCAGTCAAATCGAACAACAACCGACGCTCGACAATCCCATAGGTTCCGGCAGCGAACAAGCGGTCGAAGAACGCCGCGCGTTCGATAAACTGGACAAGATGACGTTGCGCCAAAAAGTCGCATTCAGCATCGGACGTCAAGCGAGAGGCGGCACATTCTCTGAAATTGAAGTCCGTGCACTCGGAACGGCACTCACAACTACAGCAAAGACGTACGTGGCAGCCTCGGCAAGTGCTGACGGCGTAAACAACGCAGGTGTATTCATTCCGACAAACATCGTCTTTGATTTATTGAGATCAGAGAAAAAGTTAAGCCCGATCCTTGAAGATATTATCTTCACAAACACCCCCGGACTGACTTCGTTCCCCGTTCGCAAATCGCGCTCAAACGCCAAGTACGAGGCGGAAGGCAAGTTTACCGAGGGCGACGGTCAAATGGAATGGGAAGTCTTGCAAGGAAAGGCAGGCTATATTCAAACGAATATTGCTATAACCGATGAAGTCAGCGCAATGACCGACGAAGAATTCGGCGCCTATATCGTTGAACAATTGCTCCAAGACTTCAACGAAGACTGGGCAAAAGAAATCATCTACGGCACAGGCACGGGCGAGGCTATAAAAGGTATCACAATCGGCGCACTCGACGGCTCATACACCGGAACTGCGTTTGATGGCATCATTGCCGGCGTCAAGCTTTGTACGGGACAATTCAGACGTGGCGCAAAGATCTACGTTGCACAAGACATCGCAGACGATATTCTTTTTGCAAAAAACAAAAACGGCTCCTTCCAATATCCGGTAATCAACAACCCGACTGGCATCTTGTCAGTTGGCACAATGTCGGTTGCGGTTGATGAAAACCTCAAAGCCGGGGATTTTATCATCGGAAACGTCGGCAAATACTACAAAGCAAACAATCTCATTCCGCTCCACATCGAAAAAGAGCGCAAAGTCGGCAAGAGAATAACCCAAATCTTTGCAGGTCAATATCTTTGCACTTTGCCTCTCGCTGGCGCATTCGTATATGGCAAAAAGACGACAGCATCAGCCGGTGGCAATAGCGGTGCAGGTGGCGGCACTGGAAGTGGCACCTGATAACGGAGTATGCGCCTTATGGATATAAGCATTGAAAAACTACGAAATGCATTGTCGAAAGACGACCACGAATATATCAATTCAAAACTCGAAACGCTCAAAGCCGAGGCAATAGCCTCGCTTGAGCCAACGATTGGGATTGATAGTGAAGGCGCAAAAAATGTCGCAAAGAACAGCACACTCGATATTTTAAGCGATAGATATATCGTGGAATATTGCCGAAAAGCGCTTGACGACGTCGATAACGACAAAGTTCTGCTCGCGCTGCAAATACAAATGCAGGTTGTCAACAAATGAAACAGCATAAATTCAAGTTTTACTACACGGAAAAAACCGGGACAAAGCCGAACGAAACTATCACCCGACATTTTATCCATAGCAAAGAAAGTTGTGGGTTATGGGCGGAAGTTCGAGATTTGTCCCGGAAAGAATTAGTCGCAAACAATGCGACCGGGCAACAAAACACAAAGATCATCACAGTAGGGTACAATCCGAGAATTCTCGAACTGTACACGGATCTGATAGTCCTTGACGAACAAGGCAAGACCTACCGCATCAAGAACAAGCCCGACGAATTCAACTATTCGAAGTGTGACATTAAAATTGAAATAACCGAGTTTCAGAGCAACGAAAACTATGGAGGCGAAGATGTATATGACAATTCTAAAAGCGGAAATGCTGGCAATTAAAAGCATCGAAACAGCCTTCATAGACGCAGGGTGGAGCGACGGCAGTGCAATGACCGACGCAAAAATCAGAAAGGCAAAAGAGCCTATCTTTTATAAAGACTCAACGCCCAAAGTCGCAGCAGATGCGGTTGTAACCGTTGATGGCATCGGACGAAAACTGTACTGCATCTACAATATAATTGCGCCACGAACGGCAACGTCAGGAAACAAAAGTCATCACATAGAGATCACGGTCGCGCTGGCTATCTACACTGACACACAGTACTTGTTTGCAGAGAATTCAAAGCACGCAAAATACATTGATGCCCTGCTTGACGAGCTGGCGAAAGAGGACTGGATAATCTCGTCCGCCGGTGCTGACGAGTCGGTTGCGAGCCAAGATGAACAATCGCCTTACATTTATCGAAAAACACTTTACGCGACAAACGTATTTTAGGAGGACAACATGTCTAACGGTAACGATCCCAAAAAAATCATAACAAGAGGACTTGCGACGATCGCGACGCAAAAACTCAACGATGAACAAAAAGGGTATAGCACCACGCGCAACACGTGGGACGGACAACACGAATGCACTATCACCCCGAATCAAGATAAAACACTACTGCCAAGCGGTAACGATCCAGCGTGGGCAGAAATCAGAGGTCCGGTTATATGCGACGTCGAATTGAAAATCTATGCTATTCCCATAGAAAAAATGCAGGAATTGCTCTCGGTGGAATATTCCGAGGCAGACGGTGTCAGTTTTTCAAGCGACGCGGACAGCATTTTCGTGGGTATGGATATCATCGTCGATGCTCAATCGACAGCCGGACGTTCAAAGCGAAAAACAACGCTTTACAAAGTGTCGTTTGACCTTCCGGAAATTTCTGCAAAATCCGTTGCCGAAGGCGACGTCGCAGTTGCAGATCTCACCTTAAAAGGGAAGGCATATCCCGTTTTCTATACAAAAGCAGACGGCAAGCAGGGCGACAAAACGCTCACAATCATTGATAGCACAAAACAATCAACTGCGTGGGCGGCGAGAGAAAACACTATTATCTTCCCAACCGCAGCAGCGACAACGCCGACTGAAACGGCATAACAACAAGCCAACGGAGGTACAAAATGGCTGTAAAAACATATCAAAGGCACTTCGGAATCTCATATGAATACAAGGACTCAAACACGGGCGAAACAGAGAACATTCCGTTTGTGGCAAATGCAAAACTTCTTATCCTTTTCAAAACCATAACCGGGGTAGAAATGTCAAAAGCGCTTGACGATTACAAGAATTCGATAGGGAACGTTGTATCGGCAGATAACATGCAGGCAGTGTTCAAATTTACGAACGCAGAAACGCCCGACGAACGACTCGAAGTTCTTATGTCAAGCCCTGCGCAGTTCGAAGAATTGTTAAAAGCAGCGCTCGACGTAAGGCAATACAACGGCGTGGACTTGATAACGGCAATTCTTATATCAGCAAGAATAGCCGCTATGAGGGATGAAGATCAAGCAGAGGCGATAACGCTCGGCGAGGAAATTCTACCCGAAGAAGTCTATCAGAACCCAACGCTGGCGTTTGATATTCTCAAACTTGCATTCGATTACGACATGTACGCAAAAAAAAAGTCGTACAGACGGCAAGCATAAATAATCAAATGTCACGAGCCGTGGAAGAATACGGGATAACATCCTGCTTATTATACACGCTCGCGCAAATGGGGTTCAAAATAGACATTCTAAACTACGGAATGAACGTGGTACTCGATACAATCTCGTTCGGCGCCGCAGTTTCCGATGTCGCAGAACAAGGCAACGTTTTTGACGTCGCAAACAGCGATATGGACGAAATGGTGGAATTTTGATGGACGGAATATCAAAAGAATTTCAAAAAGTGTTTTCAGTTCTCGAATCGGTGCCGGATGTTGCGGTTGAAGCGATGAAAGAAGTCGTGGACGAGGCATCCGAAACGCTTTATGCAGGGCTTGAAAACGACGTGCCTGTTAGAACGGGAGGCTTGCGCCGGAGCCTTAAAAAGGCAAAGGCGTCCTATCCCGATTGGTATGGATACAAAATCGAATTCGAAGGCAACGCTCCGAACGGGGAGCCGTATCAAAAAATAGCAAACGTATTGAATTACGGGCGCGCCGCCTCGGAAACGTCCGGCGGAACGGCAGGCGAACATTTTATAGAAAAAAATGTCCGCAAATTGCGCGGACTGAATGATAAGATCGAGGCACGGTTCGAGGCAAAAATAAACAAAAAGACAACGTGAAAGTGGTTCAAGTAGAACGGTGTGCAGGTACCTCCGTCGCACAGATATAAGTTCAAGCCTTATCTTTCACACCAAAGAGGTGCAAATGGCGGTTGAAGTAGGGCGCACGATAAGCGCGCTGACAAAGCAGACAAACAAACTCACACAAGAAGTCAAAAAGAGTCGCGCGGAAGTATCGGCGCTCGATAAAGAGCTGAAACTCAATCCGGGAAACGTTGACCTTGTTCGTCAAAAATACTCGGCATTTGCAAAGCAGCTAACGCTGAATCAGCAAAAGATAGCAACGTTAAACACCAAAAGGAAGGAACTCGATACAGGGTTTAGTTCCGGCGCAATCTCGCAGAAAGAGTACGAGAAAGAGATTGTAAAAATCAAAAAAGAAGTCGAGAAGACAACCAAGTCAATCGAAGAATGTACGGTTGCGCTCGGACGACAAAACGCAGAGATCAGAGCCGCGAAAATGACAAACCTAATCTCGGGGCTCGATAAGGTGCAGCAAAAAGCCGAGAAGGTGTCAAAAGCAACAATGGTTGCGGTCGCAGCATTCGGCGCTTTGCTCAAAAAAGGGCTCGATGTCGGCGGAGAGCTTGACGATCTCGCTAACAAATACAGCACCACCGCCGAGGCGATACAACTTCAAGAACATAGGTATTTGAAAATAACCGGAAGTAGCGAGGGTTACACGGCAGCACTTCAAAAAGTCGGCGCAATGCAATCATCCATTGCGAGCGGACGCGGTGCAAGGTATCTGAACTTCTTGAAACAACTCGGGCTAAAACAAAGCGACCTCGAGAACAAGAATAACGGCGAGATTTACAATCTCATTTCAGAGCGACTCGCCGGATTAACCGATCAGACACAACGCGCAACAATCGCACAGGGGTTGTTCGGAACGGTTGGACTCGATGTTGCAATGGTCACGGGACAGACGGCAGAGAAACTCAAAGAGCTCGATGACGTCGTCTATGCAAACGGGATAATTACCAATGAGCAAGCGCAGGCAGCAGGCAATGCAGGGGACAGGTTCGACGATTTGAAAGGAAAGCTCGAATCAGTCGCTGTCGAGGCACTGGTTGACTTTATGCCGACCATTGAGGCGCTTACCTCATTCTTAAAGGATACCGTGTTGCCACTTATTACGAGCATCACAAACGCAATAGCGGACAGCGGTCCGGTGGGACAGAAAATGCTCGCACTTTTAATTGTCGGAATCGTCGTACTTCCAAAAGTAATCGGTTTCGCAAAAACGCTACTAACTACAATGCAACTCGCACGTGGCGCAACATACGCCCAAGCAGCAGCGACCACGACGCTAACTGCGGCATCCGGTCCGTGGCTTGGCGTAATCGTTGCGATAAGCGCAGCCCTTATGCTTGTTGTTACGCTTATCAGTATGTTTATCGGCAAGAGCAAAGAGGCGATAAACGTTTCAGACGATCTGATGAATTCGCTTGGCGATACACAGTCAACGCTTGAAGGAATGGGCTACAAGATTGAAAGCGCCAGCGAAACAACTGTAATAAATAACCAAAAGAAACAACTCGACGTCAACGTTGATGTAAACGCGCACGGCGACACAAAGAGCAGCCAAGAATACGCCCAAGACGTCGGAACAACGATCTCGGACAAAATAACCGCCGACGTCATAAACTACGCGCTGGGTTCAAAAGTGAGGTAAAAAATGCAACCTTCGATATGGCTTAAAAATTCAAATGGCGATATATGGAATTTGCGACCACGCAAAATCAACGACTCGCAATGGGAGAGTTTTCTAAACAATATCGCAGGACTCGGTCTAAAAACAAAAAAGACCTATGCTCGAATCAATAACGATTTCATCGAAACAAAAGACGAACCGCAACAAGTGGATATAACCGGCACAATGCTTTTTGCGACGCCGGCGCAAATGCGGAATTTCAGCCTTTTTGTCGGAGATTACAGCAATACGTTGCGACTTTTCTACGATCCCGAAGGCAAGATAGATCCGCGTTCGCAAATCGACCGTCCGTGGTATAAAAACGTAAATATCACACTTATGGAATCGGCAGAACAGACGACACTGGGATTGTTCGAGTGCAAAATGAACTTCACGCCGCTCTGCGCTATGTGGCGCCGCGACGTTCAAGTTGCAAGCACAATCACGACACCGATCGGCACGCCACACGTTATCCCGTTTGTGTATCCATATTTTTATCAAAGCGAAAGAAAACTCTACCTAAACATTTTGAACGAAGGCGAGAAGATAGGCTGTCGCATCGAGATAAAAAACAACAACCAAACCGCACTTCAAAAACTTGAATGGGTATGTACAAGCGGAAAACATAGGCAATATGCCAAATGGCTGGAAGGCATCGGATTGGCGTCCGGACGAACGCTTGTCGTGGACAGTACACCGTCCGCACAAGAAAGCACTATCAAACACGATGGCATTTCAGACGACGTGCAAGACTACCAAGAGGCAAATCCGCAATATATAAACTTCATTGAGCTTTACCCCGGGAATAATCAAATAGTGTTCAATTTGGGACAAATCGAAGGCATCGACATAACGGTGTCATACATCGAGGAGGAAAGGCTGCTCTAATGCAATACCGCGCTTTCAAAATCAAAGAGCTTGACGAACCATATCAATGGACGTTCAAAAACACAAGCGGCGTAATGAAAACGTTTACAAATTACGACACGCTGGCATACGCGGCAGGTGGCGCAGTTTCAAAATGGAGCATTGATGACGACTATCTCTTATCGAACAACAGTACAGCAACGATAACGACGCCAACCAAAGCTGTTCCCGGGCAAATAATAGCTTTAATCGATGACGCCGGAACAAAAGCGTTCGGAATGATAACGGGGGTTGATAATGACAACCTTCAAATCACATTCAGAAGTGTGCTTTCATTCTTTGATATCGACATTTTGAACCCAATGCGCGAACTCGCAACACAGGAAGATGACGACGTCAAAATTAAATACATGTATGACGGCGTAGAAGACACGGCACTTATGCTTGCTGCAATCTTCTCGTCAACCGGTACCGACAAATATAGGCGTCTGCCGGTTAGAATCCGAACATCGGGCGGCGGAAAAACAGACGGAACATACAACGTTCCTGCAATATGGAAGTACACTGATAACACGTTTAATTGCAAAGAGTGGCTACAAGCGCTCTTTGACACGCATAACGTTGTTGTGCAATGCAAGCTGGTATTCGAAGTAAGTCGGGCTTTTATCGAAATCTACGTTGCACACAACATGCGCGGCGGACGAATGGTTAAAAACAACATTCATGCAATGATCATTACGCACAATGAGGACTCGGCGGCGAAAGCGACGGTGTGCCAAGTTATCGACAAAGAATCAAAGGCGCTTTTAAGTACGTGGTTTTTGCTCGACAACAACACCGTAAGCGAGGACGCAAGCGCCACTAATCGAGTGCAGCCATACAAACTAACGGTTGCGGAATTCGACTCGGACAACACGGACGACGCTACCGAACAAAGCATCGCGGAGGATAATCTTCTTTATAGTGATTTGAACCACTATGTAAAGTGTGAGTTTGACCGAGAGAGCGCAATGTATCCTAAAAACTTGAACATAGGCGACTCTGTGACGATTGTGCCGAAACTCGAAGAAATGAGCGACGACAAGGCGCTCACAAACGAATACGCCGATAAAATTTTCAAAAGTATATACACGGGAAAAAAAGAAGACAGCGACAACTCGATGGTAACGCTAATCTTCGGAAAAATACGAATCAACTATACCGATATAATTCAGATGCGCTATCAGCGCAAAGCGAGGGACTAATGAGATTAAGCGTAGCCGCTGCAGGCAACAGCGTGGAAAATATCAATCTAATCAATGCAAGATTTCAAGCCGAGGCATTACGCGCACTTCGAGGAAAAGACTGCGGTGTGCTGGATAATTCCTTTTATTCGACAGCAGACGTGCGCGGAGCGACAAGAGATCAAAATGCAGATTTTATGTGGAAACTCACCGCAACCGACGTCCAAAACATCACTGTGGGGCGCGGAATGGCAACAGCATACGGTTACGACATACAGTCGGAAAGCGACGTGTCTTTTACGGCAACAGCACCTTCTGCCGACGTAAAATATGTGTTCATATATCTTTCGTGGGACTTGTCAAATCCGGTTCAAGCGGACGGCGAAATAGATATCCACGATAACGGCGCCGGCGCGGAATGGCAACCGGAATACCAGGACAACCTGATCACCAATCCGCTTGGCAAATATCAGATGCCGTTGTACAGACTAAAAATCAACACATCAGGACAAGTCGAGGCTACCGCAAAATGGAGCGATCTGCAAGTCGACACGATCACAGGCGTCATTCATGCTACAAATGCAGAGAATGCAACAGAGGCAAAGTATCCTGAAGGTGGTACCCATGACAAGACGATAAACGAAATACTCACGGAACACAATAACCGTCTAACCGCACTGGGTTTTGAGTTGGCAAGCCTTTCCGTCGCGGGGCTTGCAGAGAAGACAATAACGCGACAAGGAAACTACGTTCTAATTAACATTGAAACAGCGGTAACCCCGACTGCAAATTGGCTCGCGGAATGGTTTAAGGCGTTTCCAAATTCGACAAAAGCACTCTGCCAGCTATATCCATTGTTTCGACCGAAGGAAAAGAGCTATGGTGCAATATGTTTTATACCGACAGATGGCACAACGACGGCTTGCGGATATCCGGTTTTCATCAACACAAACGGGAATTGCTATGTGGAGCGAGGCGCCAACTGGGATACAGTGAAAGACAAGGCTTGTATTATGCGGTTTACAGCAGGATATGAGGCATCTCCAAGAATTCAGTGAGGTAGAACATGGCAAATATTGAAATTACACTACTGACATCAAAAAGGACATTCGTCAATGTTGACGGACTCGGTTCGGTTGTTGCTGCGCAAGCAGGCGGATATGTTGCCGTCGCAGGCGAGCATAACTCCACAACGATAGCCGTTCAGTATCCGAACACATACGCAGGACAAGCGGCGTGGGTTCATATGCGAAACTCTGCCGGCGAGTACAAGACCATAAAGTTTGATGCGTTACACGATCCGGCAAAGGTTGAGTTTGCACTCCCGGGCGAGATGACACTCGAAGGGAACACATATCTTGTGTTCTACGCCGTTAGCGGAAGTGGCAACGATGAAGTCAAGACCGTGTGGGCGCCTGTTGTCGTTCCGATAGCATCGACAGGCGTCGATTATAAAAAGGTTGCAATGGCAAGCCCGGACGTTCTCGAGAAGGTTATGACAGAGAGTGCCGAGGCAATCAGGATAGCACGCGAGATCGAGCAAAAGCAAACAGCCGGCGAACTTGACGGGAAAAGCGTATGGGTTCGTTTCAGCGCCAGCGAAGACGGCGCAAATATGACAGAGGAATGGACTATCGGTCAAAACTATATCGGCGCATATCTCGGACAGGCTGCAAGCGAAACACCGAGCGACTACCAATGGATGCGCTTTGTCGGCGGATCTTACTGCGCAGATGACGACACGGGAACCGTTGTGGACTACACGGCGGTTGATAACACAGATAAGTCGTTCACAGCGTCCGGAATAACGTCGGCAAAAATAACAATCCCGGCAACGGCAAGTCACGGCTACCACGCCGGCGTCAACATTAAGAGCGGTCAAACGCCACCTGCAATGGAATTTGTAAACAACGCCGCAGGCAAGACGTTGCGCGTGTTGCAATACGGGTTCACTTATGACTCGCCCGAAAATTATCATCCGTCAGCAAACGTGATGATACAAATGGCAATATACTGCGACGGCGCGAACGTATGCATAAGCATCGTGGAGGTGCCGGTATGAGAGCGGTGGGAATTACTTATCTCGATCGGAAAATTCGATCGATAACACACACCATACCGCGCGTAGTGTTGTGCCGGGGACGTATAACGGCAGCAACGCTGTTCAAGTTGAAATACAGTTCAGGATTAGGGCGCCCAATTCGCGGTCAGATAAATGAGCTGATACAAACTTTTACAAGCGAGGACTTTCCGGCTAATTGGTATCCCGGCGCCGCAGTTCGAGGTTCGATACAAACGGTAGGAATTATAAAAGGTGCCTACCAAGCAACCGTCGGCGTGCCAATCACTGCAAAAGCAATCTCAAAAACGAGCGCGCGAGCGCGAGCAGCATCAGGCGCCGGACGCGACGTAAGAGGATCTGTAAAAGGAAACGCATACGCCGGCGCAAAGGTTCGAGCAGGAACAGTGAAGGGTTTGATGACCGCGTCAAGGAGCGTGGGGGCGGCGAAAGCAAGGCTCACACGTTCAACGCTTGCGTCGTTGCTGGCAAAATCACAATCAAGAACAAACGCCGGGGCAAGATTGAGCATTTTCACATCGTTCACATATGCGAGAGGAATCGCAAAAGCGACCTCGATGCTCGGCGCCTTTTTAAGAAAAAGCACGCAGCCGTCACTTCCTGTGTTTTCGACGTCAAAAACAACACTCGGCGCAAAAACATCAATGTCAAACGGCGAGAGCGAGCGAGGTGCCATAACAACAAGCGCGACGTCGCGTGCGAGAATACATCGAGCGCGCCGAACGAAAATAGCCGATCTTATGGGCAAACCGATATCCGAGTATATCGGAAAACCCATAAGTGAAGTAGCGTGGACGGAGGTGTGATATGGACTGGGGGGCATACTCGACACCGTGGTTCAGGAAAAGACTGGCGGCGTACGCAACAGGGCAACGACGCTACATGGATCTCGGCGCTTTGTACTTAAATCTAAACTTGGATCCTACCGGTCCGCAGTTCAATGCAGCCGGACAAACGTGCAACATAGTGCGCCCAAGCGCGCAAGGCTACGAGCGCAAACTTATAGCGATGCCGGGACAACCTGCAGTGTGCAAATTCAAGAGAAGTTACAACAGCACTACCGGCAAAACCGAATACACAAACACGGAAGAAATACACTTCGATCACTGCCAAGAATCGTGGAGCACGCAAATACTGCACTGGATGATAGAAACGTCGTCCGGCGAAGTGTGTTTTTTTGGACGACTAAACGAAACGAACCCACCGACAAAGGGAAGCATAATCTGCATTCCGGTCGGCGCGATAAAAATAACTTTATAGGAGAGCAATATGCAAGCACAAGGTCAATTTACAAACGATTTCAAAGTCGCAGCATTGAACGAGGCAGTGGGCAACACTGGGAGCATGGATATGGGGAATATAAAACTCGGTTTATTCTCAGATATCCCAACAGTAGGCACGAACGGCGCCGTATCATTCACCGAAATCCCCGGCACATCGGGTGGGGAATCAACAGGATATACACGAGTTGACGTCGGCATTTACAATCAATCCGCTGCGTGCAAGTTCGGATCCCCGACATACGACGCAACAACGGGCGCAACGGTTTGTAAGAACAAGGACGAAATCCACTTCAACTCTGTGAAGAAAACGTGGGGCGCGATAAAAGGTTTCGGTCTATTCCGTTCAAGCGGCGCTCTTATAGCATTCGGAACAATCAACGACGAGGCAGGCAACGCGATCGAGAACGGCGTCACACCGGAAGTCGGCAATATAGTCTTCTTCAAGCAGGGCGATATCGTTCTCTCAATGAAGTAATGAGGAGGTAAACAATGACAGCGACAACACCCGGTCAAACTACAAACTATAACTTGCCTACCGTTCAAGATGAAAACGGTGATGCCGGGGCTGCATTGCTTGCACTGCTCAAAGAAGGGACGCCACGCATCGACGCGAAGATCCACGAAAATGCGCAAGCGCTTTTGACAAAGGCGAACAAGCCCGTGAAAGAAACGATGACACTGGCGGCGGCAAGTTGGCAGCAACTCTCAACAGCGGTGGGTAATTACAAATACCAAGTAAACGCGACGTTGCAAACGACAATCCCCACGAATGGAACCATCGAGCTGATAAACAACAACCTTGCGAGCTTCGCAAAATACGGTTTCGGAATCGCAGCAATAGACGGACAGATAGCAACCTTCTATGCGCTCGATAAGCCCTCCGACGACGTCGCGCTTATTGTCGAAATCACGGAGGGATAAAATGTCGGTAATAATCAAAAACCCAATTATAGTTGCCGGAAAGGGCGGCGGAACGGAACTCGCACCGCTCACAAATCCTGCGACGGCGGCGGAAATTAAGCAAGGGTATCAGGCGTACGGCGATGACGGCAAGGTTATCGTCGGCGCATATACCGTCAGCGACGTGCATCCGCAGCTGAACCCCGTGACCATTGCGAAGTCGGGCAACAATCTGAACATAACCAACCCAAGCACGAACGGCAACTTCGTGGCAGGGTACAAGGTGTTGTCGGGCGGCGCGGAAGTCACGCGAGTGGATAAAACATCGCTCTTGCTCACAACGCTGCAAGCACAACCTTACACGTTCACGGTTCGAGCGCACGGCGTCGGATTTTTGGACAGCCCGGACAGCAACGCGATTGACATCACGGTGTACGCGTTTGTTGACGGTTTGAAGAACGTCACGTCAGACTTCGACTTCGAGAAGACGACAAGCGGAATGACATTCACGTTCACGATTGCGGCGGCAGAGGGCTACCACTTGCCGGCAAGCATATCAATCAAGTGCAACGGCGAAGACGTGGACTTCTCGTACAACCCGTACACGGGCGAAGTCACGACCACCGCGCCACTCAAAACGGCATACAGCGGCGAAGTGACGGACGGCGGAAAACTCATCGCACCCGTTATCTCGATGGCAGACACGGACGAACTCGAAGTGTCCGACGTCGCGTTTGCGGAAACGTACGAACTCTATCAGAACGAACAACTTGCAGGCTCGTATGAAGTCCCGGCAGGCGGATATATCGGCGTATCGGCAGAGGGCGCGGTAACACCGCAACTTATGCAACCGCTTGCAATACTCGATGATGACACGCTCGAAATCGTTGACGGCTACCTCAAAGAGGGCGATGTGTTCTATTCCGAAACATACGACCTTTACAAAGGCGAAAACGTGTTCAAAACGGACATAGACGCAACGACAGAGCAGGAAACGCTGTTCTCGTATAAAATCGATCCCGAAACGCAATGGCAAAAGAACTCGGACGGCTCACTGCAAACAAAGCAATCTTCCGGATACGCAAACACTTATGCGCACATGCGAATCGGCATTCTTGCGCCAAAAGCGACAAAAGTCAAGGTCGAATACACGTTCTATCCGTACAATTCGTATGTGCGAATGTATATCGGCAAACTCAACAAGCCGCTTGAAAAATCAGTTACAAAAGTACCTGCATCAGCCGATTGCCAAGCGGTATCGAGCGGAACAGGAACAACGACAAATTCGTTTACGGTTGATGTGCCAAAAGGCGCAAGTTTCATTGACGTGCTTAAGCAGTACAACACAACATCGACGTCATCGACCTATTACAACCGCTATTGCAAAGTTAAGATAACGGAAGTAGTGGAAGAAACAGCATAGGAGAAATATGGCAAAATTAGATCTTACAAAAATCAAGGACGCGAGCGGAAATCTTATACCGCACGGTTTGCAAGTTCCGCTCTCCGTCATTGCAAAAGCGACGGGCTACACAGATAGCGATCGCTCAAACATAGTGTACTACAACAGCCACCCACACATTCAAAGACTCAACGGCACAACCTTGCGCATCACCAACTGTCGCGCGGCAGAAACGAACTTCGAGATCTATCTCGATGGTACAAAAGTCGGGGACGCGGCATACAGCGGCGAAGATGGCGGAACGCTTGACGTTGACGTGACGTCGTTCGGCTTTACAAACCAAGCAATCAACAAGGTATATGTCAAAGGCACAGGTACGGGCGTGGCAGAGAATCAAAGCGAAACAATCGGCTTTTGGTATGGCGACAATGTTATTCTCGGTGTTTCGGGCTTGTATCAAAGCGATCCTGCTCTTACAAGAACAGACGACGCGGTAGATTTGACATGGACGATGAGCAACAATCTCATCTCGTCCGAGTTCGACAACAAGTTCCCGTACAACCTTATGCAAAGAGAAACCATTGACGGCGACGTGTTCGTTTATATTCCCGAAATGTACTGGCGAATCGGTTATGACAGCAACCACTTCATCACGGATATTGCTGTTGCACCTGCCGCAATGGAAGTCGGAGAAAACCAAGTTCTCGCACACTCTGACGCATTCTACTACGGCGCGTACGCAGCAAGCGTAACGGACAACCTAATGTATTCAAAATCGGGTATGTCGCGAAAATACAACACAACGTGTGGGAACTTCCGCGCATACGCAAAGGCGCGTGGCGCGAAATATCGTCAACTCGATTTGTACCACATGCGCATACTCGACTTTTTGTGGCTCATCGAATTTGCTACGAAGAACAGCGAGGCGGTAATGTGGGGTTATACAAGTTATAACGGCACTTGCGGTGCAACGGACAGCCTTACCGTTCCGAGCGGACAACTCGCAAACAAGGGCAGAATGAGATGGCGTTATATCGAAGACTTTATCGGAAACGGATTAGAGTTCTTTGACGGCGCATACGGACTCGGCGCGACGCAAGACGAAAGTAAGTATGGACAAACTGTTTCAGACGTAACTTATTCTTCCTATAATGGATGCTTGTCTGCTTTGAAAATCGACGAGAAATATCCGTTGCTTGCCGTTCCGGGCGGTCAAGTCACCGATAACAATTACAGCACATATTTTTGTGATTATGTCTATTCGGCATCGGGTGCGTGTGTCTATTATCGTGGTCGGGATCGCTCGAGCGCTAACTACGGTCTGTTCCAATGGGTTTACTGGTTTGCGTCGAACACAGATCCCAGTATCGGTTCTCGGCTTATAAAAACCCTTTAATCCATAAAGGGGTTGGTAAGGGGCAAAGCCCCTTGCAGCAACGAAAAGTCTTTGTACAAAAACTTGTCTGAACAAGAACGAACAACAAAACACAGGGTGCGCGCATTCGGTGATTATGTCTATTCGACATCGGGTGCGTATGTCTATTATCGTAGTCGGAATAACTCGAACGCTAACAACGGTCTGTTCCAATGGAATAACTGGAATGCGTCGAACACAGATCCCAGTATCGGTTCTCGAATTTTAGGTCAAAAACGGCAAAGTTAGACTGCGCGCATCCTTACCACTTGGTAAAAAACTATCTCGCAAAAGGCACGGTTTAGTAGGTTTATTCTCGAAAGACCGTGAGGGACTTAAAAGCATACAAACACAGGCACATAACAATGAAAAGAACAGGTTATCTTTACGACAGATTATGTGAGCGGACGACGCTCGAAAAGGCTTTTGCAGAGGCGTCGCGAGGCAAGAAAAACAAACTTTATGTCCGACCTTATCTTGAAAGAAAAGACTACTACATTGACAAGTTGCAACAATGGCTCAAAGACGGAACGCTCAAGCTGACCGAGAACAAACACAAGACGATATACGAACGGTCTGCAAGGAAATCGCGCGATATAGTTGTGCCGAAATTCTTTCCCGACCAAGTCGTACACTGGGCATACTGCATCGTTATGAAACCCGTGTTTATGCGCGGAATGTACGAGTGGAACTGCGGCTCAATCAAGGGACGTGGCGTGCATTACGGCATCAAGCGCGCGCAGAAGATACAGCGCAACCCGAAAGCGCGATACACGCTTAAAACCGATTTCAAGAAGTATTTTCAGAGCGTGAGCGCGGACAAACTCGTGGAACTGCTCGCTTTGAAGATCAAGGACAAGCGAATGCTCGAACTGTCCGTAAAAATCTTACGGAACGAGCGCAACGGCTTGCCGATAGGGTTCTACACGTCGCAATGGTTCTCAAACTTCTACCTTGAGCGGATAGACCACTATATCAAAGAGAAACTGCATGTCCCGTATTACATTCGATACGTTGATGACCTTGTAATGTGGGACAGCAACAAAAGACGACTTCACGCCGCAAAGCGCAAGCTCGATGACGTTCTTCGAGATGAACGGTACAAGTTGACAATCAAGAAGAACTGGCAACTATGGCGCACGGGTACGCGCCCGTTGAGTTTTCTCGGATTTACGGTTTGTGGCGAGCGGAAACGCCTACGCAAGCGTGCGTGGCTCGAACTCAACCGAAACGTCCGACTTGTGCGCAAGCGCGGATATTGCACGATACACGGCGCGCGCAGCATATTGTCCCGACTCGGATGGCTTATGCGGTGTAGCGGTGGCGTGGCGTATTACAGCAAGCATATCAAACCAATCATATCCAAAGGCGAGGCGTGCAAAATCGTTTCGCTTTACGACAAGAAAACAGCAGGAGCAAAGGCATTATGATTATCAAAAACGACACAAACGCAAACATCGAAAAGCACAAGCAAAAACTCGGATTGACAGGCGACGTCTACCTTGTCAATGACCACTTTATGGAATCGCTCGAAAGCCACCACAGACTGTTCCCGGACAGCACCGCCACGACCATCGAGGACGCAATGGCGGAACGTATCGCGTACGAGCAGGAGCAAGAGCGCATCCGCCTTGAACAAGCGGCACAAGCCGAACAAGAGCGCATAACCGCCCACGCCACCGAAGACGGGGAAGAATCACCGGAGGAATAATATGGACAGTATCGAGGAAATCACAAAGAGAGTCGAAGAAGGCAAAGCGGTCGCAACTGTCGAGCCTGAAAAAGAGTCGGCGCAAATAGCACCTGCCGAAGTTAGGCAATACTCGGCAATGTCCGCGCCAATGACAAAGATTATTCAGAGCTCAACACCGGCGCCGGATCCAACCGTGAGCGACGAGGTAACGGACAAGATCCAGCAAAGCGTTGATGACGCGCTCAAGGATGAAAAGTTTGTAAAAAAGAAATCGCGCAGCTTGGCAAAAACCGGTAGCCGTTCCGTTGACGTCGAAATCGAGTATCGAAACAATCGAGTCGAGGCGCGCAAGGCACAGAACAAGGTCGATAAGGAAACCATCAAAAACAGTTTGTTTGTTGCAAAGCAGGAAAAGCGCCGCGCGGTAAAAGAGCAACGTCACCTGAATCAGTGCCAGCGCGAAACCCATCGACAAGAGATTGCGTCGTATAGGTGGAAAGAATACGGCGATATGCTGCAAGGATACGGTTTCAAAAAAACGCCGTCGAATTTGGTGTTCAAAGTGGTTGTGTTTTTGGACGGCGCCGCTCGATTTTGGGACGGACTCAACAAAGCGAACAATAAACTCGTCAAAGCACTTAAATGGTTTATCATTGTGGGCGCCGGCGTCGGCATCTACTTTTTGATAAAGAAATACTTATAAGGAGAGCAATGTATGCAAGCAGAAAGACAAGCAGAACTCGTTGTTTACCTCAAAGCGCAAAAAGCCGAGAGAGTGGCACAGCTTGATGAGCGCGACGCAATTCTCGCAAGGAAATACGCGCTCGAAGAACAACTCGCAAAAGCAAACAAGGATCTTGAATTGCTGGGCGACACTTCCCAAATCGAGGCAGACTGTGCAAAGCTCGATGTTTTCATCGCAGAGTTGACAGCGAACGTAACAACCAACGTTGCAGACGACGTGCCGGCAGAACAAACCGTTGACGCGCCCGAAATTCCAGCGCAGACAAATCAAGTCGAAGAAGACGAATGAACGGAGGCAGAAATGGCGAACCTGCGAAAGTCAACGATAGGAGTGGCAATCCTTTCACTATTAGACCTTGCAGTAGGTGTCGCTGCAATCTTTACTCAAACAATTGCGGTTAAGGTTTTAGGAACGATGGCAAGCGGACTCACGTTCTGTAAAGCCGTTCAAGTATGTGTCAAATCGAAAAAAGGTGCGGAACTCGCAAAGAGCGTCGCCGTAAAATCCATACCACTTATAATTCACATTTTCACAATGAAGGAGAACGGAAAAATGAAAGAGTTTTTCAAAAAAATCGGAACAAATCTCAAAAACAACAAGATCACCGCAGTCGTCGTTGTTTTTGTAGCGCTTGTCTGCGCCGGCGCAGGCTATGCGATCAACTACTTTGTTGAGGCATTCGGCACAAGCATCCCGGCACCTTACAATATCGTCATAGCAGTAGTAGCAACGCTTTTGCTTTTTGCAATCCTTGCTGCAGCTGTGATTTATCTCGGACACGACGACAAAAACTATGCGCTCATTCGAAAAATCGTTAAAGTTGTCGGCAAAGAAAATGCCGCCGAAGAACTCGATAAATACCGTGAGCAATATGTCTTGCAAGCCGAAGAAGAAAAGGCACGAGCCGAGGCGGAAGCCAAAGCGCAAGCCGAAGACGATAAGATCTATCGCATCATTCAAGAAGAGGAGGCGGCAAGGGAAAAAGCCGAGCGAGATCGTAAAATTGCCGAGTGGCGTGCAAAACACGCAGCAGAGCTCGAACCGACAAAGCCTGACACCGACACCGTCCCCGACGACGATGATGACGATTAAAAAGCAAAAGCGAGGAGCAGTCCTCGCTTTTTGTTTGACAAAATCCATTGCCATAACTATTATTTAAGCAGGACGACGAACAAACTCGCTTGCAGCAACGAGTGACGACGAACCAATCCGAGCGACAAACACCGGCGGACGCGATATAGACGGGGTATATAAAAATTCCGTGCGTAAGAAAAACTGCGGTAGGCACGGCTTGCCCCAAAATCATGTACGCTTTGTACATTGGGTTTTGGTTCAAG